GGTATCGATCTTGTCCTAACTTATGGAAAAGCCCCCGGTGCCATGTTCCCAACAACTACAGTAACTCCACGCCGTCGTAGTTCCCCGATTGTTGCGGATAAAAAGCAGCGTGATGAGCTACTTTCGGTAAGCGTAGATTTTGCAAATCTATTTGAGCGTAAAACGCCAGAGCAAGTTTCGCAAGCGCTGGATCGTTTCCTGTCTGGTGACGATGGCAGCAGCGCAGACGATGAAGGCGAGGTCAAATACGCTGGCACTTCAAGCAAGTCGGCAGTCGATGACGCATTTGACGATTTGTTGAAATAAAACTATTGACATTTGTTAAAGCAAAGCCTATACTAAAACAAAATTTGGTATAGGCTTTGTTCATTAAGGAGTATTATGGCTAGAGGTCAAAAACAAAAAGAAGAGAAAGGTCGTATAGGCATCTCGCAGTTGCGCGAGATGATTAATAAAAAAGCAGGCGCGAACGTCGCGTTTGACTTAACACAAGATAATCCATCAGATGTTACAGAATGGATTAGTACTGGTTCCCATGTATTAGATAGTATCATTTGCCGTGGTAAAAAAGCAGGCATTCCTGCTGGTCGCATCACAGAATTGGCTGGTCTAGAAGCATCTGGTAAATCATACCTTGCTGCACAAATTGCGGCTAATGCACAGAAGCAAGGTTTTGACGTTGTTTATTTTGATTCAGAATCTTCACTTGATTCTGACTTTTTAGCAAAGGCTGGTTGCGATGTTGCAAATATCATTTATGCACAAGCAACTTCAATTGAGTTTGTTCTTGAGACAATAGAAGAACTACTCGGCTCTAATCAAAATAAAATGTTGTTTATTCTGGATTCGTTTGCATTTACTCCATGTTTGGCAGATCTAAATGGAGATTTCAATCCACAATCTAGCATGGCAATGAAGCCTCGAATTATGTCAAAAGGTCTGACGAAACTTATTCAGCCTATTGCAAATTCAGGTTCAGCCTTCTTGGTTCTAAATCAGCTAAAACAAAACATTGTCACTGGTCCAACTGCTCACGTTGAGATGATGATCAATCCTTATATTGTACCGGGTGGTAAAGCTCTTGCTTACGCTTATTCGTTGCGTATTTGGTTGACTGGACGTAAGAGTAAATCAAGTTATGTTATCTCTGATAACGGATTCCGCATTGGTAGCGAAACAAAATGTACTCTCAAAAAGAGCCGTTTTGGTACGGAAGGTCGCGAATGCTCTATTAAACTGTTATGGGGCGGTGAGCGTATCCATGTTCAAGATGAAGATGCTTGGATGGAAATTCTCAAAAACTCTGAGCATGTTACAGTTGGACCTTGGTGGTCAATTAAATATGCCGATGGAAGTATTGCTAAATTCCGTTCTGCTGAATTTATGCAAGAGCTTGCAAACGCTAAATTCCGTAATCGTGTAATTGAAATTGTTGAGGAAGAGCTTGTTTCAAAGTTTGATCAACAAAAAGGTAATGCAGCTAATTATTACAATGTTGATGGCACACTAGAAGGCATCACAGAGGAAGAGGAATAAAATGGCAAAATCAGAAGCAAGTTTAAATAAAAATGGCAAAAGAGGTCACTCACGACCTAAAAAAACTCGTCAGGGTTGCAGTTGTAATACAAAGTACGCATCTCATAAAAGATCAAAATTGTATAAAAAGAAATATCGTGGTCAAGGAAGGTAAATACAAAACTATTTATAAGCGTCTTGACTTTGCATGAAACACCCCCTATAATGAATTGTAAGATTTGTTATAGGGGGTTATTTTTATGCAGAATGACGAATCAGAAAAGAATGTAAAAAATCCTGATTTTCTTTGGGAGGTTCCAAAAGATGACGGCAAGCAACGTACTTTACAGGAAGTGCAAGAAGTCATACGACCAAGCGACGATTCAGGAAACGATACAAACACTAAATGAAGCTTTAGACAAAAATAAAACATCTACCATGAGTTTATCAGCCAATCAAATTGGCATTGATGAAAGCATTTGTATCGTCCGCGTTACAAGAGAACTTATACTTATAAATCCAGAGATCATAGAACACTCAACAGACACATTTCAGTTTCACGAAAGTTGTATTTCATTTCCTAGCACTTATGTGAAAGTAAACCGATATAAGAAAATTGTTGTCAAATCAGATAATAATGGTCTTCTGGATTTTGAGTTCAGAGAATATGATAATCTTAACAATATAGAATTAGCCTGCGTTCAACATGAGATCGATCATTTGAACGGCATTACAATGTTTGATAGGAAAAAATGAGATATATGATTATTGACAGCCTCAATCAATTTTTGAGATCGCTTGTCGTTAATCCCACCTTGTCTCCAAATGGTCAGCCCATTGGTGGTGTGTGCGGATATTTAAAAACTTTACAAAAACTTACAAGAGAGATTAAGCCCGATCGAATAATCATTTGTTGGGATGGTCAAGACGGTTCTTCGCGCCGTCGAGCGCAAGATAAAAACTACAAAGAAGGTCGCAAGCCCCTGCGCTTAAATTGGGACAACCTTCAGACAGAAGAAGAGACATTAAAAAATAAACTATGGCAGATGGGCAGGCTTATGGAATATATGAATAATATGCCAATATGCCAGTTTATGTTCGATGCCACAGAAGCTGACGATATTATATCAATCGTTTGTAATGAGCTTGAAGAAGAACAAAAAGTCATTATTTCGTCCGATAAGGACTTTTATCAACTGGCAGACGATAAGACAATTATCTTCAGACCAGTTCAAAATCAGATTATAAATAAGAAAAAAATCATAGATGAGTTTGGCATACATCCAAATAATTTTGCAATTTCTAGAGCTATTTGCGGCGACAATAGCGACAATCTACAGGGCGTCAAGGGCGCAGGATTACCAACAATAGCCAAACGATTTCCCTTCTTAAAAGAAGAAAAATCTGCAACTTTTGATGATATCTATTCACACTGTTCAGAAAACAAGGGCAGCGTTAAACTGTTTGAAAGTATTTTATCTTCCAAAGATGTAATTCAAAAAAATTATAAACTTATGCAGCTATATGCGCCGTCTACTCAACCAAGCGTAAAACAAACTGTTCGTGATTCTTTAAAAGAATATCCACAAGAATTTAATAAAAATGAAGTTCGAAAAATGTTGATGATGGATGGAATAGGTGAACTTGATTGGTCAGATCTATTTTCATCCATGAACAAGATTACGGCTACTTAAAAAGAGCTTGCCACCGCTCTCAAACCGTGGTATGATGCATTCATAATTGGGAGTCCACATAATGTCCGCACAGCAAAATGAAAAAGTTGATTTTTCAAAATTTGGTAAAAACTTTCAAGAAAAACTTGTACATTTAATGTTCCGCGATCGTTTATTTTGCGACCAGATGCGCGAAGTAATGGATCTTAACTTTTTAGAAACCTCACATCTGCAAGTATTTACACGCAAAATCTTTGAGTATAAAGATAAATATCAAACTCATCCGTCTGAGCAAACAATGGCTACCATTGTGCGTTCTTCGCTTGAGACAGAAGATGAATCAACTCAAAAGCTTGTGCGTGAATATTTCGCACGAATTGTTGCCGATAAAGAAATTGAAGATGCAGAGTTTGTAAAAACAACTGCTCTAGATTTTTGCAAGAAGCAAAAGTTGAAAGAAGCAATTATTAAATCAGCAAAACTACTACAAAAGTCCGCCTCCTATGATGAAATTAAGAATGTTGTTGACAGTGCTATTCGTTTGGGTAGTGACAATAATTTCGGTTATGATTATCAAGTTGATTTTGAGAAAAGATTCGAATATCATTCGCGGAACGCAGTTTCCACGGGATGGAAAGAAATAGATGATATTACTGGAGGAGGTCTTGGTCGTGGCGAAATGGGCGTTATTATTGCAGGTACTGGTGGCGGTAAGTCCTTTAGCCTTGTGCATATTGGTGCCAACGCTATTCTGTCTGGCAAAACTGTAGTTCACTACACTCTTGAGTTGTCTGACGTAAGTGTTGGCAAGCGCTATGACAGTTGTATTACTGGTATTGAGCTTAATGCTCTAAATACCAATAAGGATCGTGTCTTTAGCACAATCAAAGAACTTGTAAAAGGCAAATTGATTATTAAAGAATATCCAACTCGTACTGCAAGTGTTCTTACTCTTCGTAATCACATTATGAAGCTTAAAAATGCTGGAACAAACGTTGACGTAATTATTGTAGATTATGGCGATCTTCTTGTAACAAAAAATGGTTCGGGGCAGAAATGGATCGATATGGAAACTATTTATGAAGAGTTGCGTGGTTTGGGTCAGGAATTCCAATGCCCAATCTGGACTGCCTCTCAAGTAAATCGTAGTGCTTCAGAGTCAGAAGTTATTACGATGGATGGAATTGCTTCAGCATTTAGTAAATGTTTCGTAGCAGATTTCATTTGTTCAATGGCTCGTAACTCCAGTGCAAGAGGTGGAAACTCGGCTCGTATGTATGTGGCGAAAAACCGCAATGGTCCTGACGGCGGCATTTTCCCTGTTTATATTGATCTCTCAAGAGCCAAGATTGAAGTACTAGCAAAAGCAACAGAAACAGTTGATTCTGTGCGCGAGGAATCTTCCAAGCGTCAAGCAGAATCTCTAAAAGAGAAGTATAAAAAATTCAAAAAATCATTTGAAATAGATGAAGAAGAAGAGGATTAAAAATGGATGTTTCACAAAAAATTCTAAGCGACATTACCCATCACATGAAGTATGCTCGCTTTCTCAAAGATGAGTTTCGCAGAGAGGTTTACGAGGATACTGTGCGTCGAAACATGAACATGCACATCGCCAAGTTTCCTGAATTAGCTCAGGAAATTCAAGATGCTTATAGTTATGTTTTTGATCGCAAAGTATTGCCATCAATGCGTTCAATGCAGTTTGGTGGGCGTCCGATTGAGGTAAATCCAGTCCGTATTTTTAATTGCGCGTTCTTGGCAGTTGACGACATTCGTGCCTTCAACGAGATCATGTTTCTTCTTTTGGGAGGAACTGGTGTTGGCTATTCAGTGCAAAAGCACCATGTCGAAAAATTACCTGAAATTCGCAAGCCAAACCCCAAGCGTACTCGTCGCTTTTTGGTTGGTGACAGCATTGAGGGATGGGCTGACTCAGTAAAAGCTCTGATGCGCTCTTATTTTGAGGGCGGATCAAAGGTTGTATTTGATTTCCGCGACATTCGTCCAAAGGGAGCAAGGCTAATTACTGCTGGTGGTAAAGCACCCGGCGCACAGCCATTAAAAGAGTGTCTATTAAAAGTTGAAGGAATGCTGGAGGGCAAACAAGATGGAGACAAGCTTGAGCCTATTGAAGTACACGATATTATCTGCTATATCGCGGATGCCGTATTGGCTGGTGGAATTAGACGTTCTGCTCTTATTTGTCTCTTTAGTGCAGATGATGATGAAATGATCGCATGTAAATCAGGTCATTGGTGGGAAACCGCTCCACAGCGAGGTCGTGCCAATAATTCTGCTGTTATTTTGCGTCACAGAATAACAAAAGAATATTTTATGGATATATGGGCACGCATCAAAGCATCTGGCGCTGGCGAACCCGGCATTTTCCTTACAAATGATAAAGAATGGGGCACAAACCCTTGTGCCGAGATCGCTCTTCGTAGCAATCAGTTCTGCAATCTATGTGAGGTAAATGTCAGCGATCTTGAATCTCAGGAAGATTACGAGGCAAGAGTTAAAGCTGCCGCATTTATTGGAACACTTCAGGCAACTTATACTGACTTCCATTATCTGCGCGATGTTTGGCGTCGTACAACAGAAAAGGAAGCTCTACTTGGCATTGGCATGACTGGTATTGCATCTAATAAAGTACAAAAGCTTGACATGAAAAAGGCTGCAAAGGTTGCCGTAGAAGAAAATAAGCGTGTTGCTGCGATACTAGGTATCAATCCTGCTGCTCGCGTAACTACAGTAAAGCCTAGTGGTACTACTTCTTTGATCTTGGGTACTAGTAGTGGTGTCCATGCTTGGCATAACGACTATTACATTCGTCGTATCCGTGTCGGTAAGAATGAAGCTATCTACTCCTACCTACTACAAAATCATCCAGAGTTGGTAGAAGATGAATACTTCCGCCCACACGATACAGCAGTAATTTCTGTTCCACAAAAAGCTCCAGAAGGCGCTACTATGCGAACGGAAACAGCCCTAGAAATGCTTGAGAGAGTCAAGGACGTTCATAACCGCTGGGTAAAAGTAGGGCACATCAAAGGTCAAAATACTCACAATGTTTCTGCAACAGTTTCAGTTCGTCAAGAAGAATGGCAAGAAGTTGGCGAGTGGATGTGGGAGAACAGAGATTCTTACACTGGTCTAAGTGTTCTTCCTTATGATGGCGGTACTTATAAGCAGGCACCATTTGAGGACTGCGACAAAGAAACATTTGACAGGCTATTTGAGTCGCTCAAGAATGTTGATCTATCTCAGGTATTTGAGTCAGACGATCAAACTGATCTGCAATCGGAGTTAGCTTGTGCGGGTGGAAATTGTACCATCACTTAAAATAGAACAAGCCCCAACATTAAAACTGGACTATTTATTATAGTAAAAGGAGAATATAAATGTCCAGTTTTAATGTTAAAAGAAGGGCTTTAGTAGACCCAAATACACCAAGCCTTTCTACTGCCGATGGCTCTCCGCTATCTTCATTTGGCGAATTAAATGTAGCGCAACTTACACCAGCAGCACAGGGCGATTTTATCTATGGCATAAATAACCTTATGTTTACAACAGAGGCTTATTCTACTGGTTCTGTTACAACAGGAAGTAGTAATTTCGCTATTATAAATACTAATACAAGTACAACAGGCTCGGCAACAGTTAAACTCAGAAGAGCATTAAAATACAGACCGGGCATGGGTTCTTTATTTAGAGGAACTGCTTTATTTGACACACCAAAAGCAAACAACTCACAGCTTATTGGTGTTGGTAATGAAGATTGTGGTTATTACTTTGGTTATCAAGGAACATCTTTTGGTATTTTACATGTTGAAACTGCCTATAGAGAAATCAGAAAACTTGATGTTACAACTGCCGTAACAACGAACGAAATAGTTACAGTCACTCTTGATGGTTCTTCTATCGCAGTTCCAATCACAGGAAGCGCGAGCAAATCAAAAACAGCTTATCAAATTGCTAGACAAAATTATTCAAATGTTGGTATCGGCTGGAGAGCTGATGTTATAAGTGGTTCAGTATTCTTTTTATCTTCAAGAGCAGCAAGCACATTTACTGGTTCTTATTCTGTTGCGGGTTCTACCATTGTTGGTTCTTTTTCTGTTGTTCAGTCAGGTTCTAATGGAATTTCAACATTTATCCCTCAGTCATCTTTTAATATAGACAGAATTGATGGAACTGGTCCAAGTGGTTTTACAATAAACCCACAAAAAGGAAATGTTTACCAAATTGGATTCCAATACCTTGGTTTTGGTAATGCGTTCTTCGCAGTAGAGAATTCAGAAACTGGCAGAATCACACCAGTTCACATGATAAAAAATGACAATAATAGAACAACTCCAGTTCTATTAAACCCACAAGTATCAGGAAGATTAACTTCATTTAACTATGGCAACAATACAAATGTTGCTCCAAAGACATTAAGTATGGGTACTTTTACAGAGGGCATGGTAAGAAGGCTTGACCCAAGATATGCGAGAGCGGCTACCTTTTCCTCTATTGGCACTTCAGATGTGGCTCTTCTTGCATTTAAAGTAAATGCTGTTGTTGAATCAAAACCTTGTTATGGCGAGTTTGATATAGTAAGAATTGCATGTGCAAACAACTCTGTAATGGGCGCGAACCAAGCAACTGCAATTATTTCGATACATAGAAACATAGAAATTCCCGGCACAGTAGATTTTGTTCCAGTAGATACAGCAAATAGTATTGTATCAGTTGCTGATTTTTCTACTGCTGGTACTGCGGTTACAACAACCAACATAAATCCTATTTTGACTTTTGGTGTTGCGCCATCACAAGGTCAAACAATTGATATTAATACTGAGGAACTTGTTTATAACGTGGGCGACGTTATATTGGTTACCATTAGATCGAGCAACAATACTGTTTCTGGTGTTCTTGGTATCAACTGGTTTGAGCAACAATAATATGGAGGTAAGCTATGAACAAATTCTTCATTATTTTTGATTCCACTCAAAATATAGAAAATTTGTTTTCAGTTACTGATAATTTACAACCAAGACAAAACCCAATATTATCATCAGATAGCAAAGAAGAATTAGAAAGTATTTGCGTTCGTTTCAATGATGTGCTAAGATCGCAGATGAAGATTATGCTTGAGGATGAGAATTTTTTTTTAAAATAAAAGAATCTAAGTCGTTTGGTCAACTTTCTACAAGTGAGGGAACTTTTAATATTAAAATTGTTCCCACTGTCAAAAATGTAATCATTTTTCATCAAAAGAAAAAACAGATTGGCTCTGATATTATGTTATTCACAAACATAGACAATCTGTTTTATTCATCGCGTAATCGTAATTTTATCTACTTTGAGAGGAAATAATGAAGATTAAAGTATATTCAGCCACCTTCGTCAAGAAGAGCGGCGAGAGCCGCCTTATGACTTTTATTAAGCCTGATGATTTTACATCAGATTTTATTGATAAGTATCTTGG